CTGAGGTGATGTCTTCCCAGCAAACCGAAAGTAAGCTAGAATCGGCACCTCGTTTTATTAGACCGAAGAAAAAGGAAAAATTATTATACAAATAATTGGCAATAAAACAATAACAATTTTTAATGATAAAAAAAGAGATGTTGTATACAAAACCTTTAAGTGTAAATGTATACACGACAATACATGGCTGGGAAGTTATATTGGAGAATTAAGAAAGACGGTAAGTGGACTTGGAAACCGGTATTTCCTAAAGGAAAACCGGATAATTTAACCGAGTTTCTAGAGGTTATATTTCAAGGGGGGGATACTCAATGAGAATGATATATCCTGCACCTGTATGGATTGTAGAAAGCTATCAACCTGGAGATGGTACAGCATATACTGTACATTGTATGAAACATATGCATGGTGGAATAATTGCATGTGTAAACGATAATTCTATGTGGTTAGCGTTTAAAGACGGAGAAGTGAGACACTTATGCGGCAACGATAACGAATATACGAAAAGAGCTGTTAGCACTTTAGTGAAGGAGTTGGAATGATGATTAGTTGGTTTTGCCCTGATTGTCAGCAACCTGTTTCAATTAAGAACTCGAAGTGGTCACAACTTGAGTACTGTTATAATTGTCAGGCATATTGCTACGCAGAGTGGAGGCATTGGTAATGCGTTTAACACATTGCGTGGTATGCGGAAAAAGATTCAAGAAACGCTGGTCGAAAGAGAATGTGCGCCGATGCGCACCCTGCGTTAGGAAGAGCGGCTGGACTTGGAGTGGTAAATATGGGTATGATAGACGCAGATGAACCCCAGCCCAATCCTTCCCGCGAAGCGGTAAAACAGCCAAGATTACCTTGCCCATGGTGTTCTACAGCTTGGAGTCAAATAGGTAAGCCATGTAAACATCTATATGCTAGGCTAAGGTGGGAAGCAAATAGGAACGCCAAGGACTGTACCGTAGGAGAGCCGTCTAATGACGGGGTAAGTTTGGTTACCAACGCGGGGGACTCTATCACTTCAGGGTCTCTCGCCACACGTTTTGATATCAGATACGGCCGATGGACCCGTTTTACGGGTTCGTTAGAGAGGCCGTCATCCAAACGATGATAAACCCCAGTTGGTGGTAGGGAGTCCTGAACTCCCCGTAGGAGAGTTTTTGAGCCGTTGGCTCGAACCGCAGGCGGACTTTGATTTCATCAAGGTGGCCGGGGCTTGGGACGGATTACATTGAATTGATATAGTAGCGTCTTATGCGGAGACTATGGCTAAAAAAGCAATTGCGGTAAAAATGCCCACACAAAACACGTTATTTTACAAATCGACGGATCTGTCGTCGACTAACTGGACTGGGGGAAATAAGCTTAATCTGGTGCGTGATTTCGCGGCAGTTAATCGTCATAATATGGCACACACTACTTCTAAAGGTGTACCATTAGTTTACCGTGTAGCTGTAACAATGATGGCTCGCGTTACTACTGGTGACAAGAATCAAATCTTTGCAGAAGATCAACACATGATACAGGTAGCGGAGTTACATACAGCACCCAATACTTGGGTGACAAGGAACGCTTTCGTGAAGGCTCATGCTGCAAGAGAAAGTATGTTTAAGTTACAAGGCGTGTCTAAATCTGATCGGGGTGCATATTCTAGGACTATTCGTCCTACTTGGGATGCTAGCCCTGACACGTTTTTAACACCGATAAAAGGTGATGTTAGCGGTGGGCAGGATTATGGCATGGGTACATGGGATTATTCCGCACTAAAACAAGATGACTCCGATCTAACACATCTGAGAATAGTAGGTGATACAGGTGTTCTAAGTTTATACTTAGATAGTCGAAGGCAAGTCAGTGCTGATTCTAACAGCGAATCTGATTCAGAAGATCAGCCTGTTGATGATAATATATTTAACAAGCTGTTATCGCCAACTTTAGGGATTTCCTCTAAAGATGGCGATGTTGTAGTTCTAGCAAGGGATGAGCAAGATAATCCTCCTTATTCTCTTGATAACAATGGAGACCATACTGATATGGTATTGGCAGGAAGGCAATACATTGGTTCTCAGGCCGGATTAACAAGTACCGCCGTATACGATGTTCCTTTGGGAATCTTGGAGTTCAAAGGATTAAACGGATATGTGGATACTGGAGCTAGTATAGCTAGAGGTTTTGATGTTAAAGTAGAATTACTTGGCATATATCCAATGTAAGGGACAAATATGAAAATCGAGGCAAACCCAACACCAGAACAATTGAAATGGATCGTATTGATTCTTTTAATTAGTGCAGGCGTCGGACACGAGCAGTTAATGATAATGGTGGGATTGTAAGATGAGACCGCAACCTCCGCCTTCAATAAGTTCGGATCGTGCGACAGCGATGAACCAAATATATGGTGGTTCGACTGTTAATATATCTCATCATATAAATAAACCTATAACAGCAGAAAATGCAAAGAGGGGCGTTGGTGTCGTCTCTGCTTTTGCGGGTGGTCCGTTAGCGCTTACGGTGCGGATATTTGTATATCAACCATTGAAATATGCGTTGATGGATTATTTAGGAGACAAAATGAACCCACAAACCCCTGATGTGACTGTCGATAAATACACAGAGTCGATTCTAGCTGAGGTGATGTCTTCCCAGCAAACCGAAAGTAAGCTAGAATCGGCACCTCGTTTTATTAGACCGAAGAAAAAGGAAAAATTATTATACAAATAATTGGCAATAAAACAATAACAATTTTTAA